CACCTATAGCGAGTTCCGCTTTTAGAGCAATAGGGTTGAAATTGATAAAAAAAAGTCGATTAAACAGTTATTTAATAAGTAGGGAATGTATTAATTGGACTACCTTCGCTATTAATGACCGCTAAATACGTTGTAGAAGTTAAAGCAATATGTCCTGAGTAATTATCTGAGGATGGAAATGATTGTGCTTTACGTCTTATAGTTGAAGTAATCGTATTAAAATCTGTCGAAGCCTGCTCTAAATTAATGTCAAATTCTAATATGTTATTATGGATTTTACCCGCCATATCTGAACTTATAGGGATTAAAACTTGGTCAGTTTCATGAATTAAATTAGGTATTTCTACAAAACCATCCGAATTTGAACAAGAAGCTAAATCGTTTGTTATGATATTTCTATACTCTATATTAACAAATTCTCCTTCAGTAGGTTGTTCTATAAAAACCCCGAATTGAGCCCTAATAGGAAAACTATAGTCAATATTCGGAGGAAGAGTAAAATGGACACTTTTATCGGTTTGATTCGAGTCTAATAAGGCATTACCTATAACAGATGTATATAATTTACCCCCATTAGCAGAATCTTGACCAAACCAAATATCCATATCCGCTGTATCCCCACCAGCAAAATGCGAACGTTGTAATGAATAAACCTCAACTGGCAGTTTAATCACTTTACGAGCTGAACCGAACCAAACTGAGTAGTTATCAGAATTCGTATAAACACCATCCTGAAATAAAGATAAATCCTTAATCTGGACATTCTGTACATCATCTGACGCTTTTAACGATATCCAATATTTAGCTAATCCATCTAATGTTTGCTGTTGCCAATTACTACGAGCTCTAAATGACACTAAATTTGTATCTGAACTATTTGATAAAAAGCGTTTTCCTGCCTTCGTTCCTGCTCTATCAGAAAAGTCCATAAATGTAGTTTTAACTAAAGACCCGTTATAAGATTCCATTTCAAAGGATAAATCAGAAGCTGAAACTGAAGAAGTATTTTGACTATATTTAAATCCAGCGAATTTACTATTTGACCCAATTAAGACTGAATTTCCAGCTAAATCGGAAGGAAATATATTTGAATAACCCGCCGCAACAGCAGCAGTTATATTTGTGTAAGTAGCACCATCATACATCAATAATTGTAAATCTGATGGGTCTGTTGGTCCTCCACCCCCTGCGTGTAATGCTTGTAAATCTTGGATATCAGAAGCATTTGTAGCTATACTTCCTATATTTGTAGTAATATCTGATTGATTATTCCCAATTAAAGTTAAATTAGACGCTATATCAGAAGAATTATTCCCGATCAATGTTAAATTACTAGCGACATCACTGTCATTATTTCTGATTTCTAATAAATTAGCGGCGATATCTGAACTAGCAGCTACTAAATCAGAAGTATTATTGCTAATTAATACTAAATTACTAGCAATATCTGATTGATTAATAATAATTAAATTTAAATTTGAAGCAATATCTGACTGGTTAATAGTTATATTTGAAACATTTAACGCAATATCTGATGTATTAGCAGCAATATCGCTAGTATTCCACGAAATATCTGAATTTGTCATAGGGTATTCGTGATCATATTCCCCACTAGCTGTCCTATAAATGAGTATTTGCCCTTCTAATGGTTGTGTTTCATCTACCCCCCTTCCGTGTAAAGAATGGGCATTTAGATCATCAATCGTCGTTAAACTTTGACAAGTTATGTGAGACCAAGGCCTTACATTCGTCTGTGAAATTATTTGCTGAAGACTCATATTAACTTTGTTAATTCGCTTTCGCTTGTATTATTATTAAGTCTTATTATATTAATGGACAAAAAAAACTAAAATTTATTAAACTACTTAGTTTGTAATCTGGAAACCATAGTGTATAAACCACCTGGAATCTTTTTAATCATATCTACCTGGTGGTACCCAACATCTCTAAATGACTTTCCTTGTGCCATATAAACAGTGAATGCTCCACCTAACCAGAATCGGTCTTTTCCATCAGGACCTTTTAATTTGCCATCTTTTACTATAAATTGAGATAATTTAATTTCATAAATAGTAGTATTGGTTTTTCCTTCTGAGTCATATTTAATAGTTTCTGTGTCTCTAACAACAAGCTTCTCTATCCCCGAAGAAAAGTCAAAACCCTCAACCCACAAGAACATATTATTTGTTAATCCCAGACCCATTAATCGGTTGGTTTTACATATAATCCTAGCGTCAATTTTCAACTTCATTCCGCCGAATTTATACTTATAATCTTTCGAAATAATAGCATTAATCTCTCTTCTTTTAGTGTTAGTATAACAAATATTATACGACGCTATTACATTCTCCCTTAAATCAATGTCTTCTTGTATCCTTTTTGATATAATTCCTCTAATAAGTTCTAAATATTCTTTTCGCTTATAATGGTTTCTACGATTCCCTTTTATTACCATTTCGTATTTAAACATAGCCTTAATATTAACGGAACCGAATGGATTTTTCTTCAATTTGATTCCTTTTGCCTGTGCTCTAATATTATCTGCTGGAGCTATTAATTGATACATATCTCCTAATACGATTAAATGACCTTTAAATGACGAATGTAAGTAATCCCATTCAGAAGTTGAAGTTAAAGAAGCTTCCTCTAAAATTACGTAATCATAAGTATTAAGCTTATTTTTTCCTCTAGCTGAATTCAACAAAGACTTAGCAATAGTACTTTTCTTAACATTTTGATACTCTACTAATGGACTATGTTGAGAACAAATGATAATAAAAGTCTTACCTAATTGCTTAATTAAGGGTATTAATGTATTCTTTACACAATATGTTTTACCCGCCCCAGCAAGACAATTTATATATATCGAACCATCCATACAATTAGCTGTTATCTTCGTAATTTTCTTAATTTGTGCTATTTCAGGACATTCAGTCTTATAAAAATTATCTTCCTTCATTTTAAACACCTCTGTCTTCCAATCTCCTAACTTTTTACTGATAGTACATACTTCAGCTGGAGTAGGTTTAACATTTAATTGGCCATTATCGTCGTAAGAATCTTCAAATACATATGAAATTGAATCGGTGTTAATCTTAATAAGACTAGCTCCTAAATTATCCAATTCTACGCATTTATCCCAAATCATACTTACGTTATTATCTACGATATACATAGCTAATGGAAGCATATTCTTACGAAAATTATTTGGTACATTGCCGTATTTAAACGCCATATAGAAGTCTTTCATAGGGAAAGTAATACCATCCTCATTTTCTTCGTCCTCTTCTAAAATTCTATCGAATACCAACTTACTTCCTCTATTATGGTATTGTCTGGTTATTAAACCTATGAATTTATTGAATACGTGTTTGACCATATCGGGATTAATTTCCATTAAATCCTCAATTACCTTAATAAATGGGTTATCTACTAGTGTAGGTTCAATTACTAAATCTATTGTAAAATCAGAAGTATTATGGGACATTAATCGATAACCTGAATGCCAACCAATGGGAATAAACGGAATTAACCTTTTATCTAATACCTTAGTAATTCTATAGTAATTGTACTTAACTATCTCTTCTCCTTCTAAATACTCTCTTTCTACGTTTTCAGCACGAATAACAGGAACTTTGTCTAACCTATGGAATGAACTTGTGTATGCTTTATTCTTATCGATTACATCAATACAATCGCATTCTTCCTTTAACAAATTACAAGTATGGTTATCGTAATTATCAGAATTATACACATAGACCGATTGAGGAGCTTTAAACTCATTAACTATTGTTGAATATAACTCGTATTTATCGCAAATATTTAACAAAGGAGTAAATATAGATAATCTTGAATCGTTGAATATTGGAAGACCCATTGACTTATAAGCATCGATAATTTCAGTATCGAATTTAGGTAAATAAATAGTCTTATCTATAATATAAGAACTAACAATTGGATCATACGTAAAATTAACATCGTGCTGAATATGAATATGCTCAACAACCGAATCAACCTCATATAATTCTACAATAGTTTTAGCTTCTAATTCTTTATATGAATCGACTTCAAATTGTCCTGAAATACTAGATTTAAGCATAATCTTTTCTTTCATTGTTAAAGGATAAATATGAGAATTTCCAATAATAAAGATATTAACTTGACGATTTTTGTTAAACACGTGTTTATCGTAAGGCTTCATCCATTGATTGAATATTTCGTAGTTAATTTGATTAGTTTGAAAGTATTTAACTAACTTAACTACGTCCCACTCCTTGTTAATTCTACTTTTCTTGAATTTAGGAAATGATACTTTAATTCGCAATCTTTCCGCGTTTTCCTCAAGATATGTATCTACACAATTATGAGTAATAACAACTGAATTTGATGCTATATTATAAGGTAATTTTCTAAATGAACTTCTTTCTATATTAATTGATTTGAACATAGTTTTTGGTCTTTTTAAATGCCTTCCTACTTGAACTTTAATTGTTCCAGAATCTGAAATACGCCCTGTAAATTTTTCTAAATGATGTTCCATACGCCTTTTAACTTCGTGTAATAATTGATTATATGTCAAATTATTTGCTTCGAAATGTAATGTACTCCCTCTAGATACATCATAATCTTCAGATAATTTAGTCATATAATCAATTAAAATGTGCCCGGTAAATACACCAGGAAACTTCCTTAATTGATAAATAACTTTACCTTTATCAGCTTTACTAATCCCTAAAGTAGGATTGGATGAACTACTAGCAATGGGCATTAAATTACCTAACATTAACTCTTTATTTACCCTTTTAACAGCTGCCACACCACGTCTTTTAATTATCTTTTCTATCTTGATAATATCTAATCCTAATCTGAAGTAATTTTCATCAATACGTCCAGATTCGATATGTTGTTTCAAAAGAAACTTTTTTATTTTCAATGTCTTCTCCAATTTGTCCATTTATTTTTGGTATATTAATGAACGGAAATTTAATTTTATATTTTATTATTAATTCAATTGGTATCGCTTTAATTATATATATACGAGGTTGTATGGAGATTAAATTAGTATCGCTAATAATTAAAAAATAACGATACTAATTTATATCAATATCGTTAATAATAATTTGAGAAATTTTAATCTGATTACTTAATCTACTTAATTTATCAGCTTCTTTTATCAATTCCTTGTATTTTTTGTAAGCTTCGGGATCGTATTTGATTATTTTCATCCTTTCTTTACATTGGTGTTTTATACGAGCTTCTGGGTTATTATTTAAGTATTCAGTTCGTTTCTTCAATCTATACTTTTTATTCCCTACCTTTTTACTATTTAAATATGCTTTATAAGCTTCTGGGTCAGATTTAATCTTGTCTATATATTTTCTTTGTCTTTCACAGCTATCCATTGATTGGTATCGTTTATTTACTAATAATTATCATACCTACAAATCAAATTCAAAAAAAACTACAAATGGCTTCGTATCAATTAACTATTTTCGAAGGGACTAATCGTTTCAGGAATTAAATTCAATTCCGCTGTTTTCTTAAGTCATTGATTCTGCCAGATATATGAATGTATATACATTAATTCGAATTAATTAATTAAGCTATATAAAAAAAATCGAAATTAAATTAATTAATCGACAACATAATCTTCAATAATTCCGAGACTTAAGTGGTCCCCTTCCCTGTATTTTGCGTACCTCATATTACAGGAAATTAGATTAAAATCACCGATATAGTTATCGCTAGCACTCCCTGAGAACGCATTTCTTACGATTGAATACCAGAAAACACTATCATTCACATCTATATCGTGTAAATTAAGATTAACTTTTAATGATTTTTGGGTGTGTTGTTCCCCTGTTCCGATGCTAATTAACGAAGTAGTTAAATGAGAATGGATTGTGTCTGACGGAGCTACCCCCTGAGTTAAAAATACGGCATCTCCTCCATTACTTACTCCAATATTATTCTGTATTTCTACAAAACCGGCTAAACTATTATCCACCGTAAATGTTAATGACACCTGTACAGGAATTGAAGTATCTAGGTTATTCGGTACAATAAACGCATTTCCTAATGTACTGTCTTTATTGCCTGCGAACGAATTAAACTTCAATCCGGCATATAAAACCTGGCTTAGAAATAAATCCTGAGATGTAGTTTTACTAGCCAACGAACTTTCATTAAAATTTGATAAATGAATAGGAATATCAGCTATAGGACGCGAATTACCAAAATATTCTACAAACCCATCGGCATTTATTTCATATCTACTAGAATGGAGCTTAATATGAGAACTTGAAGGGGTTGAAGGTATATCCGATGTAATTCTTAATCGAGTCCAGTACTTATTTTCTCCATTAAGTACTGATTTAGCTAAATTACTACGGTTTCTAAATCTAATTTGTGTTGAATTATTAGCCTGAGATAATATCTTATTTGAATAATTCTGGTGTGTATTTGAGTTAGTGCTCATATGGTTAATATTAAGCCACCCATCCGACGTAAATTGAGAAACTTCTATTCTTTCAAAATGGTCTGAGTTTAAAGCAGTAATTTGGTCTATTTTAATTCCATAAAATTCTAAATCTCCTCCTATATAGCACGTATTATCGGTAATATCACTAGCAAATAAATTAGTTGTAGTTTCTGCCTGTAGAGCATCTGTAATATCATTAAACGCACCAGCAGCTAGATTAGTATTAGTTAATACCTTCATAGTTTTTGTGTATGAGTCGCCACCACCAAAAACGCTCTCTACTGGTTTATTGTAATTACCCACATTAAGCTCGCTGTAAATATTAATTCCTTTATCTTGGCTAACTCCCTCACCAAGGTTATAAAACATCATTTCTACGTTCCTATTATTCAAATTATTGATTTTTTCTTTGTCTAATTCAGTGTTAATAATATTGATTATAGCGTCAGAAGTAGTATTAATTTGTAAATGAGCATCACTACTTCTACGTATTACTAACGAAGTAAATTCGATATCATTAGTTTGGTCTGAACCAAGTGTAATTGCGGCTACTCCCGAATCTAATACAAAAAACGCATCTCCTCGCGCCGCTGAATCATTATTTACAATAACTCCGTAATCACAATATCTCAATCTAGAATCGTGTAATAAGATATTACTAGCATCTAACGAAACACCAGTTTTTCCGGCAATAGAAGTATTTTCTACTGAGAAATGAGCAGTAGTAATATTCTTAGCATTAATACATTCAATTCCAATTGGAGCATCGTGGGTATTAACATTGACTAAAAACACCTCGTCTGATGCTGTATTATCAATCTTTATCCCCTGTCCAAATAAATTCAAATACCCTAATCTGCCCTTTGTATTGAAGATTTCTCTACTGACGTCCGAGCCCCTAATTTCGTTATTATGACCCGCCATCCCTGAAACTTCTACATTTTTATTCACTATAATAGGGTTTAATTCGTCATTATATACTCCCGGCTGAACTAAAACTACCACTGGGGTATCTGATGGAAAGTTAGTATTCGCATATGCTACGCCTTCAGAAATTGTGTTAAAATCACCTGAATTAACACCTACAGACACTACTTCTGGTCCAAATTTCGAAGTAGATGCTTCTGGTCGGTAATCGAGTACTGAACCATCAAAGAATAATATATCATTAGTATTCGGGATATCACTTGAAATAGCAATTTTATGGAGCTGATGGGCGTTATTTGGACCACTTTGAATAAGTTCGTTAGCGATTAAAGTACCGCTTACATTTATGTTATCTGCTTGTACAGAAACCACATTTAATTTTGTCCAAGGCGGTACATTCGTTGTTTTTAACAATTGATTGACTGACATTGTTAAGTTAATTAAGTATATTAATATATAAAAAAATAAATTTAATTAAATTAATTAATAAACGAGTATTTCCTAAGGAAATCGGGAATTAACTCCGTTAATACACATAGCGAACGCCGACGTTTAATAAACGTATAAATTACTAGCACCCATACCAGAATTTTGGTAATAAGGGTAAAAAGCATTCATTCCAGCGAGAGTTAATTTAGCATCGCTAGCAGTAGTTAATGGCCCCACGTTGTCCATTTTCATTATATTTTTAGTTCCTTGTTGATTAACATATCCTAATCCATCAACCGATTGAACGATTAATTTACTATTATGTAATGAAATAGCCGTTTGACTACTATCGAATTGTAGTGGTCCTGACGCATTTTTTGGGAGTGTAATTTTAGAATCGGTACCGACAATACAATTAACCCCTCCTGTAATAACATCACTTGTAGCTACGGGGCAATAATGAACTAATAACTCAGACATATCTAAATTAATCGTATTTCCTGTAGTACCGAAAACAGTCATTAAAGCTGAATCAGATGACCCTAATGTTATATTACTATTTGTTGCGGTAATACAAAAACCGGTACTACTACCAGCATTATTGACTACGATAATATCTTTAGAAAAATTAACGGAAGTAGTTTCTAATTTAATCGCATTAGTTTGTATATTTCCTACAGTTAAATCTCTAAATGTTTCAAGATTTTCTGTATAAACAGTTGATGCTATAGAATGAATACAGCACGATATTTCTTCATCTGACAAATTACTGAACTTACAATTAGAAATATGACACGTACAGGCTAATAGTTCTAAATTAGCTCCATACCTATCAATATTCTGGTCATTTTTGAACCAAGATTTTTCAAAATTACCAGATACACTACTAAGTTTAGTAAATTGAGATTCGAATAAGCAAGTACGGAAAGTACATTCTTCATATAGTTTAACATTATTAATAAAATATGAGTTTTCACCATTTATTATAGCCTTTGTGGTACATAATAAATGTCCAGATTGGCTTAAAAAACACCCTTGTAAGTTCCATTTACCGGCATCAAGCATTCCTTGAGTTGTGTCAGAAATTATATGGCAATTATAAAATTGAATAACGTGCCCAGTTTCATTAACCCAGTGCTTATTTGAGCCAGTACCTGATTGTATTTCAAGATTTTCGAAATATACAGGAACGGTTGAAAGTACTGTAATTGAATTCTCTGTAATTATTTTAGGTCCGTTTAACGTAAATACAGTAAAACCAGACGCTTCAATACCAGTGTCATTAGCGACTAAATCAAGAGTATTAGCCCCTGACGTTCCGCCATTTACACTATAGAAATTACTGATATTCTTACTACCTGACTGATGAACGAACCCAGCCTGAGTGTAAGTAGTAGGATTGGTTTCTCCTCCTGAATAAGTTAAGGTTATAAATTGAGAACCTGTTTTACGAGGACCGCCTGATTGAAATGAAACTGTTGAACCCGCGGCAGGTATAGCTAATACATTGCTTCTAGACCCGACAATCTTTACAAAACTAAATTTATTAGACGCCTGAGTTAAATCAAGTATTTTATCCACGTGCGGTAAGTGGGTAGTTTTACCAATATCTAAATTAGCACTACCAGAACAATTAATAACTAAACTAATTGCTTGTTTTCTATCGCTAAATCCAACTGAAATAGCCTTTTCTAAGGTCAATACAGGAGAACTAAAAGTACCATCATTTGTATCTAATCCTGTGTCCGTATTTAGAAATACACCCACAGAATCAGGCAAACTCCCTAAATCTATTAAGGAATGATACCCCTCCAAACTTTTTATACTTTGTACGGTCAGGTGGCTCCAGGAGGGGATGTGATCACCATCTTTATTTAAAATTTGCTGAATTGAAATCTTGTTATTATGTTAGTTAATTGAGTATTTCAATTAACACTAGCTCTATATTAATAGCGAGAAAAAAAACTAAAATTTAATATTAATTAAATTGAATTTATGCTAGTCTAAGTCGAGTTTATGCTACATAAACACCACTAGCTCCTACTATTCCCACTGTAGTTGTTTGTAAATAACTTGGATTACCAACATTAAATGTAGCGACTGGTGTATCATCGTCCAATGCGTATAAATCTCCAGCACCAGCATTTGTCCATCCAGTTCCAGCTTGTGTTGGGCAAGATAATTGAGAATGAATCATTTCAAATGCCGAACCTACTGTATTAGCTGTAAATGGGGTTACAGGTATATGTAATTTACCATTTCGACAAATTACGCAATGATTAGATCCGGTCATTTCATCAGTTCCTGCTCCTATAGTACGAGTATCTATTCCTAGGGCAGATTGATGGCCATCTATATGTACATCAGGCGTTCCTACAAATTGCCTATTACCGCCATTAGTACCACCTATAGTAAGATTTGAGCGAATGGATAATATATTGATACCTGTTATCGAAGCAGATGCTGTATTACTGAAATAAACTTGGGACCCTTCAACCACTAACGACGAATCGGTAATTTCACAAGTATTTGTAGTAATACCTGCTGTTTGAGTTGCGGTTCTTATCATTTGACAATTATCAATAATAATCGCACTATTACTTGCTGTTAAACATCGGATGGATACTAAATCGTCATCACAATCAATCTTCAAATCGGATATTCGAGCACTACAATTGACTAATTGAATTGCGTGCTCACTGAACGAATCATCGTTTATAATCCAACATCCATTCAAATTCAAATTGATTCCATAGCCAATTAAACTGAAATTAACTCCATAAATCAAGTCTAAATTTAAATTTGATTGACTGAAGATATTACAATTTACGATAGAATTTCGAAGTTTAAGCTTACAGTCATCTAATCCTAAAATATGATTAGCAGCGCTTTCTATACGACAACCGAAAAATTGCCAAGGACCAAAATTTGAGGCGAAATAACCGTCAGGAGTACTAGTGTCAATATGACAATTATTTAATGTAATAGCACCAGGACTGAGATTATGTATTGCTACATCGGACGCTGAACTACTCGTCAATTTACAATCTTGAAATACTACGGGGATAAGAGATATAATACCTAAGGAACCTGAATTTTTCAAGATTGGTCCAGATAAATGAAATACATCATAAGGAACCGCTTCTAATCCATTATTCTCAGAAACAACATCAATTGTTCCAGCACCTTGAGCTCCGGAAATGATTGTATAATAAGAATCTATATCCTTAGCGTTTTGAGTCGAAAGAAATGTATTAGCGTAATTTGCTAAATTAGTTTCTCCTCCTGAATAAGTCAATTTACTCCATTGGTTTTGACTCGGGGATGCTGCTATTGCGCTCCGTGTAGAACCAGCAGCAGGTATCGATAAGACAAAACTTCGGACACCTTTAAACTCGATAATTGAAAACTTATTACTTAAAGGGGTTAAATCAAGTATTCTATCCAATTTAGGATAATCTGGATCTGAGACACCCATACTCATAATAGCTCCAGTTCCGCTAAGTTGTATAACTAATTTTCTAGCTAAAGGAGCGTCTGACATTGCTACATTTACCCCCTGATTAATAGTTTTCAATGGACTACCAACCGTCAATCCTGTATTAGCAGCATCATCTCCAATTAATCCATCTACATAAACGATTGACTCATTTGGCATATCTGAAATTAAGTAATCATAGGAAATTCCGTTGATACTTTTTATTGAATTTACCGTCAAATTACTCCATTCGGGCACGTGGCCAGTTTCTTTATTTAAAATCTGTGAAAGCGACATTAATTAATTACTCTGTATTATTGTAGAGTAATATTCTATATGAAAGGACAGATAAAAAATAAAATTAAATTAATAATTAGATTATGCCAAAACACAAGATAATGAATTAGAATCTAATTTAATTTTAATACCATCAATTTCTAGCTGATTTGTAAGTAATTTTGAGCAATTTTGGAGGACGATTTGTTCATTAATTTCGCAGTCTTTAAGTATTATTTCGCTAAATGGAGATGAAACCATTATCCCGTTGAATATACAATTAGAGAATGAGCAGTATTTGCTTAAAACTCCAGTTGAGAATGTACATCCATCGAATTCGGCGTAGGAATCTGTTTGGATATTAACGTGTTTGAAATTGATATTCTTAAACTTAATTGGTGTATTAGACTGTATTTTGACATTATCGTAGAAATCATCGTTTAATGACCCATCTACTATTACCTGAGAACAATTATTTTCAATAGCACGGAAATCTAAATCAAACTGAACTTCTCCCCTTTTTTCAGTCATTTCCTTCATTTTCCCTACGTTAATATGTATATCTTGGTAGTTTAACCGAAGAGCTTTTCTAATTACATCCTCGAAGTTAATGAACGCGTAATTACTGGTATTACCAATATAACCATAGGATAACTCACCGCCGGATTCATCCCAATAGATATTATACAGGTCGTTTATTCGCCATTTATGAATAGGCCTAAATTCAAAGGACTCGGTTATCATATCATAGCACAACACGTCATTATTATGTGGTGTTGAATAATTGATATTGACGCCTTGTATATTAGTAGTCTTGTATCCTCCTGAGACCACTATTTCCTTTACTTTGCTCAATTCAACTATTTTTACTCTAATTGCTTCTAATTTAGTTTTATTAGAATCAATTGAGTCTTGAACAGATTGAAGGCTTTGAGCGTTAATTGCTATTTTATTATCTAAGAATTTATCGATTTCAGATTGATTAGATTTTAAACTAGTTTCTAATTCGGTCAGTAGGTCCTCTAATATTGAGACCGAATTACTCGATTTTTCTAACTGGGAGGGTTTAAAAGCGTTAGATTCTTTATTAAATATGAGTGTATCACCTTCCTCTGCTTCTTCTAGTATTATTCCTCGGTTTTTAATTCGTAATGAGTTTATATTAACATTACTCCAAGGGGTGTATTTATTGTTTGTGAAATGACTAAGAGACATAGTAGTGTGCTACTTCGTTTACTCTTTATTAGTATATTAAACGAGAAAAAATATTTATTTTAATTAAGATTGAAGAAATGTTGGTTTCTTTATTTTAAACCCTACCGATTCTCTATCTAATTTCATTATCACAGGATAATTATTAATACCTGTAAAAATCTTAGTATATGTATTAATTGACTCGATATTACCTAAAAACTGGTCATAAATTTCCAATTCTAGTATCAATTCGCTTAATAATTTACGGTTTTTTAATACATAATTAATATCAGATACTTCGATATATTTAGTATTTCTCATAACTATTAATGTTTGGTTCATATAGCCGTATTCGTATTTGAGGTTTTTAGATAATTTATAACGGTCGCTTATTCTATGTACAGGCATATAACCGTCAGATTCTATAAATGGGGAGTTTTTCTTCTTACCGTATCCAATTCCATCATCACTACTACTACTACTACTTGTGTCGCTACTACTTGTTTCGCTACTCAAATCACTAGAAAAATCCGCTGTAATCTCAGTTATTATACGATTTGCGCTATTACTTCTCCAGAAAAATCTCTTCTTCTTTTTCTTTTTATTAGTGGTTAAAGGTAATATTTTATTCATTAATACGCTTGTAGTACGCTTTATATTAATAACTAAATAAAAAATAAGAGCTAAATTAGTCAGTTTTGCTCATTAATTTTATATGCTTTTTAGATTTAAAGTGCTTATATTTTGAAGTATTTTTAATTATTTTCCCACATTCGCAAGTATAATCAAATTGAATTTTAGCTTTATTATCTTTGTAATAATTGATCCGTTTCTCCTTATTATTTAAGTTATACTCCCTTTGATAAATTAATCTTTTCTCTCTAGTCTTTACATAATACTGTTTGATTTTCTCCTTATTCTTTGAATTATACTTCTTTTGATTACTTATTAATTTCTCTCTATTCTTTAAGTAATACTCCTTGTATTCGCCACCCGTTCTGATAGGTTTGTTAGAATTAAGTATTATAGACGAGCCGATTTTCTTATATATTTCTAAGTATTCAAGCTCCTTAAGTCTTAATTTTGTAATAATTTCTTTTTTAGTTTGGTTAAGTAATTTATCTGTATATACTTCATTTAATAGTACTATTTCCCAATTATCTCTAGGATTCTCTTCTTCTGACAATAGAGCTTTATGGAATTTATTTGCCTTAATTCCATTAAATTTAGCTGAGTTAAAATGAGAATTCAACCTTTTTTTTAATTCCATAACGCAACTACCGATATAAATTTGATCGGTAGTTTTGTTAGTAATCTTATACACCTTACCGATTAACATTAATAATCTGGACTATATGAAGGGTAGGAAAAAATAGATTTTATTAAATTAATTATTAAATCCTGTATGGTTTTTAAGGGTCAATATCTCATCATTTAACTTTAAAACCTTTCTATTAATGAAGCTTAATTCGCTAAAATAATTAGATAATTTTTCATAATATTCGGTCATAATTTTTAAACCTTCTAAATTGGGTTTATCTTCATCAACTGACGGTTCTACTGGAAAATCTAATTTAGCGTATTCCTTATCAAAATCGAATTTTTCAATAGTATCCATCTTTTTATAAAACTTATCTATAAATTCTTTATCTTTATCTTTAGCTGCGTCATCTTTGCTACTACTGGAAGAGCTACTGCTACTCTTTGGTTTCTTATTTCTTTCTAACTTATCTTGAATTGATTCCATTACTTATTATATTAAGACACATAAATTTATAAAAAAAAATAATTAATTATTTATTAAAATTTAATTATTTATATATGTTTCTATAATATAGAAACTAAGAATATGAGTTTTACTTTTAATGAAAATAAACGAGATAAAAGGGACCATATTTTCGATTTAGTCCCTAATAGAAAATTAAGTAAGAATACGATATATAATCGTCCTGTTTATTTAAATAAAACAAAGAAAAGAAAGCAAAAGAAGGGAGAATTTAAGAAGATAGTAGTAATTAATGGAAAAATTGAACCAGTGTTCTTTCCTAAGTCATTAGAGCGGAATACGTATTTACTCGTAGGACCAAGCGGGAGCGGAAAATCAACCTATGCGAGTACTATAACTAAAGAATATCATAGTATTTGGCCAGAAAGAAAGATTTTCTTAATAAGCCCCAAAAATTATGATCCTGTTTTTGATAGTATGGTATCAGAATACGGGGATAGGGTAATAACTCGCGTAAATTTAAATCCAGATTCGTTTCTTCCTGAAAAATGCGACTTAAATTTAATGCGGGAAGCCTTATTCATATACGACGATTATGAAGGGATTGGAGATAAAAAAATGAGGTTAGATATATGTGCTATGCGTGATAAACAGTTGCTAGTCGGTCGTAGTTATAAAATCTCAGTAATAACCATCAATCATATACTTATGAATTCAAAAAATACCAAGGTGTCAATTAACGAATCTATGAATTTAGTGATATTTAATTCTGGTGTGTCATATCAAATACAGCGTTATTTACATACTTATTTAGGATTAAATCAAGGGAAAATTGAAGAATTATTACGTCTCCCTAGTAGATGGATTCAGATATTTCAATTTTATCCTAAGTATATTTTAAGCGAGGATTGTGCTTATGTGATTTAATTTATTTAAATACTTTTTTCTCATATACCATATAGTAATTAATTCAAAATGAACGATTACAAAGAAGATAACTTATTATTAGAAGATGTCGTAGGCGTAAAAAATCAAAGTGAAATAGATAACCCGTTAAAATTTGATGACGATGTTAAAATGACTAAAAGTAGAATAGGGAACGAGATTACAGTAGAATTTAGTAAATCAGGTAAAGTAGTTTCAAAGACTGAATGTAAGCTAAAAATTAGAAGAGAAATGTTAATGATAGCTAAATTTATACGCGAAAATAAGCTTAAAAGTATAACTAGGCGCGATTATATCAATCTGGACTATGATGATTCAGAATTTGACGAACTTTATGATTTAGTTCTGTTATTTAAACAAGTCCAATCAAATCCGTGTGATGATTATTTACGGGCTAAATTATTTAACGTAGCTGATTTATTTATTAAACTTAATTAAATAATTTAATATATTTTTTCTAAATATTAATATATTATGGCACTACCTAACCAATTAATAAAAAGACTAGAACATCCTCTTTCTGGACCGGAAATGAGTATTAAAAATATACCAATAGTAAGCTCAATATACATTTTAAATATAGACGATATAGAAAAATTGTTTATTGATAATCGTGGTAAAAAATGTAAATCGGTGATTATATTATACGTTTCTAATATAGCTTTAGATAAGCAATCTGGACATTGGTCGTGTATTACATTACCGGATATACCAGGGCGTATTGACTTTTTCGATTCATATGGATTATTTCCCGATAAATACCTTTACAAAGATTTTGGTAATGTAAATTACGAGATTAAAAACCACCTAAGTAATCTATTAGCAGATTCAGGTTGTACAATCCATTATAACGAGCATAGGTATCAAGGTAAATCAAGAACTATCGATGGCAAAAAAGTACAAATAAATACCTGTGGGCGCCACGTGTTAAATTTTCTCTATAGTGGAAAAGATGTGGATTCTTATTATGATATGATGAAAAAAGAAAGGGCTGAATTGATTAAAATAAAGAAGGAAAGTGGGATAACGAATAAAAAAGATTTATATACTACTTATGACGATTTAGTTTGTATATTAATAAATTAATTAAAATAATATTTTTTCTATACTTTCATATAGTCCAGATTGTTAAATACTTTAATAATCATAGACCGCGTAGCATTCAATAATAAAGATGAGTGCCGAAAATAAAGATTCAGTTATACAAACGGTCAATTTAGCCTCAGAAAATATTTACATCAATCTGACAACCCATAATAATTATTTAATTGATCAAACAACAACTCCAACAACAGTTAATAAAACACCAATTAAATGCGAATACCGAGAAAATCGAACGCAACCTTTGCTTTTACATAGCGACGAGTGGAAGATGAGTGTCATTGAGATGGTACTTCCTAGTTCATCTATTCCGTTATTTCGATGGTTTGACAATCATTTCTCGATAACATTGCGATACGATAATGGCGGTTTAGGTACATTTGAATCTAGACAATATTTACAGTACGTACCTATAGTTAATCCTGCTCCTGTTAATGGTCAAAGATTTATATTTCAAGTTCAACAGATGATTACTTCAATCGGGGCGGCTTTTAAGGCTGCTTTTGATGTGATTGTATTAGCTTATGATGCCGCAAATGTTGCTCAAGTACCTCCATTAGATACGTGGGCAACTAATCCCAATACACCCACATTTCAACCACTAGTCCATTTCGACCATTCTACACAGTTAATTTCTATTCAGTGGGGTCCTACATATTTATCCAATAACGCCGATAGATTAGATATTTATTGGAATGTAGCATTAGACAGGAAATTAATCAATATTATGAGCGTAGAGCAAACTGCTGCTATTGCTGCTGATAACGGAAAAGAAATATTATTATACACAGATGAAGATGGTAATATAGGAAATATTATAGAAATTTGGGTTAATAATAGTGGAACCGTTGCTCAATTTCCTATATACAGTTCGACACAGGAATTTAGTGTTATAGCATCTAGCTGGCCTGAGGTATGGAAAATTGTTTTAATAGGAGAGCAATTTAAAGTTCGTAAGCAATACTTAAATGATATTCAGGATTCAGGGGTAAATGCTCAAAATAATTCTACTTCTTCAATTCCCGCAATTAGTACTTATACATATCAATACGGGGATGGTGGAATTGACCATTCAGATTTAATATACAACGGTGGTGCTGCTGCTATTTGGTACGATTTACTAAATAAAGGCCCGTTAGTTAATATTCATTTAAAAGCCCAGTATATTACACATTCTGGCGAAATATTTGATATATTATTAGAACCTGGTCAAAATTTCAGTATTAAATTATTATTTAGGAAAATTAATTAATAATATTATTTTGTTTTTTTTCTGCCCTTTCATATATAGAATCATTGAATTTACATACTAGTATTATTCAATATCAAACTTTAAAAATTATTAAAAAATGTCAATGTTCGAAGAAGAATTAGAAGAAATGATGGAGCCAGGGGTCAGTTATGAAGACAATTTACCTGTTGTTATAACACTTGATCCACGCGTAGCCCCTCAAGATTTAGCTGATCGACTTGAAAAGGGAAGTACTTATGTAAGATACTACTCACAACAATCCCAGGGTTCAAATTCGAGCTCAATACAATGGAATATCGTTCCTCCAAGTGCTCAAATCGGGGTTTGTTCAAAAGCATACGTAGATTGTAATTTTAAATTTACAATAGCCAAAGCAGCTGGTGGATTAAATGCTAATTTTCCACGTACAGTAGCTGCTGATGGCATTACTTATTTAGACCAACAAGGTACTTTCGCGTTAAGATTTATGCCTTTCGCCAGTACTTGTAGCAGCGCTTCATTAACACTTAATCAAAGTACAGTTGCGTTCGAATTGGATGAGTATATCCAAGCTTTAATGAAATATGGTACAGGTAATCAAAGTTATTCTTGTGGAGATAATTCAATCTTTCCATCAATGACAGACCAATTTAGTACATATGCTGCTGGTGTAGTTGCGGGTACAAACCGTAATCCATTAGGCGCGTATGAAGATGTGGGTCCATTTGATTGCCCAAGAGGAGCATTTTTATTTACGGTTGATACAGTTAATTCAACCGATTTTTCCCTAATTGTGTCCGCTCAATGGTCCGAGCCGATCACCATTTCGCCATTAAGACAAGGAAAAAATAACTATAGCTCATTTATGGGCCTTAATAATATCGCCCTGCGTTTTAATATGCAAGGACTTGATAGGATGATTTCTTATGATGCCTTAACTCACACAGGTATTGATTCAATCACTGGGGAAATTAACGGAAATAATGCTATGAATCTTAGGTTATTGTTTCTCACCCCACCTGAAATTTCGAAGAAATATTATCGCGAATCTGGAAATATCTTTAGGTATCCTTATTCACAAATTCAGCAGTTTAGTAAGATTAGTCAAAGTGTAGCCCCCGGAGCAAGTTCAATTATTAATGCCAATACATTACAGATTAACTCTATACCTTCTATTATGTATGTTTTCGCAAGACGTCAAGATTCAGATAGAGCACCTGATTTAACCGATACTTATTTACAAATCACTAATTTAAGCGTAAATTGGGAAAATAAGAACGCACTTTTAGCGTCGGCAAACGCTTATGACCTATTCAATATTTCTCAAGAAAATGGGCTAATGGGGCTTTCCTGGACACAATGGAGCCGTTTTATTGGTTCAGTCGTTGCGATTAGGTTCGGAAAAGATATTGGTTTAGATGACTGGCAGGCAGTTTCTGAGACCGGGAATTACCAATTACAAGTACAAGCTACCTGTAAAAATATCTCTGGAGCAGCAATAGTACCCCAATTATTTGTTGTATTAGTGTCGGATGGAGAATTTCGTATTATGGATACAACAACTAGTGTATTTGTAGGAGTTCCAAGACAAGACATTTGGTCGCAAATTGAGTTAAATCAGTACGTTGTTATGCCACAATGGAGCTCAAATTCTTTTGAAGGAAGTGGGTTTTGGGACTCATTAAAACGCGTAGCACATAAAACGTTTAACGTGGGAAAAAAGGCTGTAAAATTCGGCCTAGCACATAAAAAAGAAATTATGTCAGTAGCAGAAAAAGCGATGAAGTATGCTCCACTGGCCGCCGCTGTAGTAGGCCTTGGATATGATCAACAACCTGGAATGCGTAAAGTTGGTAGAGCTTTAACAGGAGGACGTATTCAACAAGTCGGCGGTAGAGCTATGTCTGGGGGACGTATAGCAAGCAGACCCTCGTTGAAGCGTAAATAAATAATTAATTAATTTAAATTATAATTTTTTTTATCTATATATAGCAGCTACCCAAACCAACGTTAGCGCACACACTAAAACAGATTTATACATTATGGATAGCATTGAACAATATTTTCAGGGGATGAACCTCAGACAGTTAAGAAATGTAATTAAAAATGACCGCCTCGATATTAGAGGCTATAGTAAAATGAAGAAATACGAATTAGTTCGGAAGATTAGCGAATTTTATGATTGCGTGGATGACATAGACCCTAATAGTAAATCAATGAGAGAAGTTAAACAAAAACGCTCTAATCCTAGTGGCAGGAAAAGAGAAGTTAATGAACAATCTAGTATTAACCCAAGGAGAAATATACAGAGAGAATCTTCAAATGAAGTAGAATATCTATATAATCCTTTGAAATACAGTAAAAGATTTTCAGATAATTTTGAAGATACTTATGGTTATACATTAGATGAATTATACGACGAATTAAAACCTAATTACGAAGGTATGGGTGTATTTATTGATAAGGACTCAGCCGATTTAATAATCAGAAAGATGTCAGAATCTAATGGTTTAGAGTTAATTTACCCTAAATTAAAGAGAGGAATATCTAGACGTTAGTCAAATTAATTAATTATTTTTTTTTATAATTTTATGTGTATTAATATACAAGATAATAAAATGGATACAAGTGAAATTAACGAATTAACAGGAAAATATTCAGATGAGGAAATTAAGGAAGCTGTAATTAGTATGAAGAAAGAATTTGAAGAGGGTCTATCAGGAGAGGAGGTTGATGAGTTTATTGTGAAAACGAAAAAAGACCAAGAAGAGGGGAGCAAGGAATGGTTAAAATTACATAGAGACGAAGTATATTACTATGATAATAGTACAGATAACAGATATCTTCATATTAAAGATAATAGCATAGAAATTTGGTTTAATGATAAATTACTTATTAACGGTAAAAGATATAAATTTAACGATTTTATTCGATATATCGATTTAAAAAATAAGATAAATAATAGAAATATGTACATATCATTCGCAATTATGCCGTGTTATCAACCTATGATTTATATAGATTTTAGACTATTGAGCAGGTACATATCAAAATTTGGAAAGGTATTATACTTATCATCATTTAATAAGTATATTGAATGCTTCGATAAAATAAGTAATTATTGCCCATCGTGTGATGTAAAATTGGATAAAATTAACTTTATAGGCAAATTTGAAATAGATTATTATTCAGGACCGTTAGAATTCCAAGGATGTAGCGGATTAAACTGGAAGTTTGTTAGCAAGAATAATGTTAAAATTAGAGTTCCTATCAAACAAACATTTCATAAAACAATTAAATAACTAATTAAACCCCTTTTTTTTATCAATTTCAACCCTATTGCTCTAAAAGCGGAACTCGCTATAGGTG